GAGTGGACTGAAGCTGCGTTTTGGGGATTTATCCGCTCCGGTCTTCGTCAGTTGTCACGTCGATGGCCTCCGTTAGTTCGTCATGCACTGGAACGAGTGAAACGCAAAAGCCAGAGCGACAACAAACGACTGAAATGGGAGTTTCTATGCGAACGTTGCGACCAATGGTTCGCACGCAAGGAAGTTGAAGTCGATCACATCGAGCCATGTGGCTCACTGAAATCATTTGCCGATCTGAGCGTGTTTGCCGATCGGCTGTTCTGCGAATCGGATGGGTTGAGAGTGTTGTGTTCTAAGTGTCATTTAGAGCGGAGAAAAGAGCAGTGAAGATCTTGAAAGGCAAACAGGGCGGACCACGTCGCGTCCTGTTTCATGGGACGAACTTTATCGGAAAGACAACGTTTGCTTCGCAGGCATTTGGCGGGGCGTTACTTGCGAATCTGGAAGACGATAGAGACGTTGACATGGACAAAACGCCGCCAATTCGAACTTGGGACGAGTGGCAGGAGTTTTGGCTCTACTGCGACACGTCATCGGCAAAAGGCGAATTCCCGTATCGCTGGATCGCCATTGATACGATCGACGCCTTGCAGCGGATCATCGAAAAGCAGATCTGCAAAGAGAAGAACGTCGAAAGCATGGCCGACGACAAGTTTTCGTATGGTAAGGGCAACAAGTTCATTGAGGCGATGTGGGACAAGATCAAGTTCCAACTGGATTGGCTGCACACTGAACGCGGGCTCGGAATCATCCTGCTCGCACACAGCGAAGCCGTGAAGATCACTCCGCCAGATGCACCATCATACGAACGCTGGGAGCCGTCCGTTTGTGAGTTCGCCAGGGATCTCCTTTGCGATTGGTGCCAAGAAGTTTTCTTCGGATCGTTCCGAACTTACGCAGTGAAAGAAGACACCGGATTTAATCGCACTCGAAACATCGCGGCGGGTGGCAGCGAGCGTTTCGTTAGGACGCAGCCAACGGCGGGTGTCCGTGCGAAGAACCGTTTGAACATGCCGGAAGAAATGGTTGAGTTTTCGTTTGAGAAGTATGCAGAGTTTTTTGTCCCGAGTGAAGTTTTGAAAGGTAATTGAGATGGCTGATTTAGGTGGATATGACGCATCGCAAGTGAAGGACAGCGAGTTTGAGGCTTTGCCTGCGGGCGAGTATCGGGCTGTCATGACTGAGAGCGAACGCAAGAAAACGAAGGACGGGGCGAGCGAGTTGTTGCAGGTCAAACTGCAGATCGTCGACGGGCCGTTTAAGAATCGAACCGTGATCGATCGGTTCAACCTTTGGAACAAGAATCCAGAGGCAACGACGATCGCTCAGCAGCAGTTTAAAAAGGTTTGCGAGGCTCTCAACATTCCGAAGCCTCCCGACTCTTCAGCCCTGCACATGAAACCGCTGATGATCAAGCTGGCCGTGAAGGAATACAACGGCACGAATCAGAACGAGGTGAAGGGATACAAAGCCTGCCTTCCTGCGTCGTCTTCTACTCCGGCGGAAAAGACAGCAACCGCTGGCAAGCCTGCTGGCTGGTAGTCTCAACAACATAGGCGCGGGGCAACCTCCGCGCCTTTTTCGTCGACGGAGGGAATGCAGATGGGCAGAACAACGATTGACCACAGCGGAATTTACGAACAGGAGGAACAAGTGCAAACACAAGAACTCACGATGACAGACAGGGCCGTTCAGGAGCTGTCGACATTTAATGCGATGATTGAACAGGTTTTGCCCTATGGTCTTTTGACCGTGGCAGAGGCCGGAATCGGACAGGTTGAAGAGGCTCACAAGTTTGTCAAGAAGCTGAACGCGAACATTGAGAAGAAGCGAAAAGAACTCAAGGCCGATGCTTTGGAATACGGGCGGACGGTCGACAGCATCGCGAAACAGTTGACCGAAAAAGTCGACGGAGTCGAAGCAAAATTGAAGGCCGAACGCGACGCCTTCGACGCTGTTGAGAAAGCCGAGAAGGCTGCAAAGGAAGCTGAGAAAGTCGCGAAGAAACAAAGCCGCATCAACGACATGGTAGCGGCCGGAATCGCGATCGATTGGGTTGCTGCTGAAATGCCCGACGAAGAATGGATGTGGTGGTTCTCTAAGGCAAAGAAAGCCGCTGCGGAGCAGGCCGCGATTATTGCTGAAGAGAAACGCATCGCTCAAGAGTTTGAGGCGAAGCAACGCAAGGAACGCGAAGAACTGGCCGCGAAGATGGCTGAAGAGTCGAAGCGACAGGCCGAAGAACTGCGCATCCGCGCCGCAGAAATGGAGAAGCAGCGACTGGCTGACGAAGCTGCGTTGGCCGAACAACGCAAGGCCATGGAGGCAGAGCGGGAAGCATTGCGACAGCAGCAGGAGCAACTTCGAAAAGCAGCCGAAGCGAAAGCCAAAGCCGAACGCGAAGCCGCCGAAGCCGCAAGGCTCGAAGCACTGAAGCCGGAGATTGAAAAGGCTCAGAGCTTTGCCGAGTGCATGATCACGGACGCTCAGGATTCTCTGATTCATCTGGGGAATCCTGAGTGGGGTAGCGATGCGATGCACGCAATTCGTAATTGCGGTGCAACCATCATCTCTTTGGTGCAGTGTCGATGATCGACGCTTACGACAAAAAGACTGGCGACGGCCAATGGCTTCGCCAGTCTTTTCAAATCTTACAGGAGGCAATTGAAAGTGTTCAGCGAACTAAAAGCCAGATGGCTGAAGAAGACCGGGGAGCCAATGCCGGAAGAGATCAGACGGTTACCGCTCAAAAAGATTTGCAAAGCCGTGATGCTGGTTGAGGCTGGCGTAACGGTTGTGGTTCCGAAGGAACTGACACCAGTTGTCAGCGATGGCGGCGATTCAATAACAGAGTGGGATTCGCACAAGGAGTTTTAAATGCTGTCCCCTCGATGGTATCAGTCACAAGCCAACGAAGCCGTCTGGAAGTATCTCAATGAGAAGTCCGGCAACTGCGTTGCTGTTCTTCCTACCGGAGCCGGAAAGAGCCTCCTGATTGCACTGCTGATTCAGCAGGCTCTTGAGTTCGGCGGGCGCGTGGTTGTTCTGGCTCACCGCAAGGAACTGCTTCAGCAAAACGCCGACGAGATCAGGGGATTGATTCCCGGCGTTGATGTCGGGATCTATTCAGCGGGCCTGAAGTCAAAAGAGATCCACAACGCAGTTGTTGTCGCTGGCATTCAGTCCGTGTTCCGCAAGGCTGAAGATCTTGGCAGGCGGCACCTTGTGATTGTTGATGAAGCTCACCTCATTAGCGATCTCGAAGAATCGATGTACGGTCAGTTCCTCACGGCCATGAAGGCCAATGAAGGGCTTCGCATTGTGGGCCTGACCGCGACGCCGTTCAGAACCGGGGCCGGTCCAATCTGCGGACCTGATCGACAGTTCCAGCGGATTGTCTTCGAGGCAAAAACGGCTCAGCTAATTGCAGAGGGTTTTCTCTGTCCGATCACAAACAAGCCATCGGACCTGAAGATCGACACTGACAAGGTCGGTCTTCGCGGTGGTGAGTTCGTCGAATCGGAAATGCAGGCTGCGTTCGATGTCGACGAAAAAGTTCAGGCCGCTTGTGCGGAGATCATTGAAAAGACACAGGGCAGGCACAGCGTGCTGGTCTTTGCGTCTGGTGTTCATCACGCCGAACAGATCGCGGAGTTGCTGCCGGGGTCTGCTGTCGTCACTGGCGAAACGCTGCCAATAGAGCGAGCGGAAACGCTGCGGAGATTTGTCGCGGGTGAATTGAGGTTTCTCGTCAACGTCGATGTTCTCACCACCGGTTTCAATGCCAAGTGCGTCGACGCGATTGCCATCCTTCGCGCAACGATGTCGCCTGGCCTTTTCTGTCAGATGGTAGGTCGCGGGTTGCGTTTGCACGCCAGCAAAGCCAACTGCCTACTCTTAGACTTTGGCGGGAACATCGCTCGGCATGGTTCAATCGATGACGAGAACTTCGGGCGGTCGGAGGGAAAGGGGCGAGCGGGGGTTGCTGCCGAAAACGGACGCGGGAAGAAATGTCCGTCTTGCGAGCTGGATGTGTCGCCATCAACAGTCGTCTGCCCTGAGTGTAATTTCATCTTCCCTCGTGAGCGGGAACTGAAGCACGACACGACAGCGGACGAAAGCAGCCAGTTGACAGGCTCAATGCCTCCCGAGGAATGGGACGTTAAAGACGTTGTCGTCCGGGTCCACACAAAGAAGGATGACGGCGAAGCTCCGCAGACAGTCCGTGTTGATTACGTTTGCACCAAAGAAGGCGAATCCGGAAACCTCGCAACGATCACAATTGCTGAGTGGACCTGCCCTGGGCATCAAGGCTTTGCACGCTCGAAGTTTCTGGCGTGGTGGGACGCTCGAAGTCTTTGCGATCCACCGGACAACGCAACGGACGCTGTGGCCCTGATCAACATGGGCGTCTGCCGGAGGCCGGTAAGAATCATGACGAAAAAAGATGGGCGCTGGCATCGCATCACTGAGTGCTTTTTTGAGTCGGAGAAGCCGACTGAGTTGGCCGCGACGCCAGAGAGTGGGAAAGTGTTTTCAGGGATTGAGGACGATTGTCCGTT